TTGCGGAACGATTCCACCTCCTTCTTAGGATTAAGGAGGTAGTAACAATACCGCATATAGAGAGAGTTGCACAGACCATTAATAATGACAGTGAGAGGATGGCCAGATGGATTAGATCCATAAAATCTGACTAAGTCTCCATTGAAATCAACCAATGGAAAACTAGTATCCCAAGATATTCCCTGCAAAACTCTGAGATCATCTTCATCAAAGTTTCCAGAGGCTTTACTTATCTCCATAATGACTCGGAAAGCTTCTTGCATAAGAGCACAACTCATCTTTTTGTCAAACGCTTTAAAATCACCAGCAATTAGGCGATCGGAACCAAACTGTGTCAAATATTCATGGATGTGAGTCCATTCAACAGATTGACAGATAGTTCCCGGCGCAGATTCAAAAACAAATTTATGCTCTTGCAACAACTTAACGAAGGTCATTGTGTACTTGCGCACAACAACAGACCAATCAACAGGAGAACCAGTAAAGATTCGGGTTTTGCCTCTCTTAGCTTTCGCAAAAGAGACAGCTTCATCTTTGAGATGAGCTTTAAAAACAGGGTTGACAGTGTCGCCTTGAATGTAGCTCGTCTCAATATCCGAGATGCGCGACATTATTTCATCATCGAACACGACTTCATCAAGTCCTGCTTCTGATTCAACAGGTCGCAAGTAATGTGTCTTGGACTTGTTCCAAGGAAAACCCATAGAGGTGTTTCGATTGATTTTATCAATAAAAGCAACTCCAGGGCAACCATTAATCGAAGAGTGGGTGTCAAGCACTCTCAACGATCGGACTTTGTCCTTCAAAAGGTGTAAAACTTCCTTGATATAAGCATCGGTGCATATTCGCAGGATCCCAGTGTCCATCATTGACACTGTATTCACAAGATCCAATGCTGCAATACGCCAAGGCATGTATCCAGACATAACAGGACGAGTATATTTAGTCTCATATCCTCTAGACTCTAAATACTCATTCATAATTGTCTTCTCGACTTTCGAAGAGAAGGAGGCTCTACCACTCGAAAGGGAGCCATAAATCACTGCACTTCCTTCGGAAATGAAGCGGAAAGGCGATTTCGAATGTAGTGGCAACACCTCTATAGTCTTTTCAAGACTGCAGAGGCGATAAATACCACTTTGTAACTGGTAACCAGGATGCAAGGATAAACAACTATTCAGGAATTCCTGAGAGACAGATAAAATACCTATCTTATTGCCATTTCCAAGCACGTGAATACCCAGAAGACTGGCTCCTTGCGGAGTCATTGCTACTGCTAAGGAACCACAATCACCTTGGATCGTAGCTTCGTCAGCAATCCCGCCAAAAATAGTGATGGGGGAACAAAGGTCTGGAACCTTTGTAGCAGTCTTCTCAAGTATTTTGATACCGTTACGAATCTTCTGTCCGCCTTCGCGCATGGTAATATAAGAACCTTGCGCTCGGGCATCAAAAGATTCACTCGCAAAAAATTGCGATATCTTTTTCATTGGTGGCAGTTTGACCAAACGAACAACTACCAAATCCTTTTCTGGAAAACGTTGAACATCATCCTCGCATAACTGGAAGGTTCTATTCTCCGTAACACCAGTGGAAGAAACGGTTGTTGTAATCGTAACGGTATGCTGACCAACGGGGAGACTGTGGTTATTTGCGATCCACATCTGACCGCCAACACAAACCATATTAAAGACTCGGTCGGTAGACTCGGTCAAGCTCAAGCGAACAAGACCAACGTGATCCACGACTCTCATGACCAAGTCTGAAAGATTGTTAACGCATCTTGAGGCCTTAGAAATCTGAAGCTTCTTCAGGTCTATTTCCTCCTGATAAAACACGTTAGGTCTCGGGACTAAGTCCCGAACAACAGCAGCCTGATTGGAACTCTGCAGCTTCTTCGATAGCTGCCACATCCGAGCAACACTAGCTGATGCTGCAAGAGCGGCCAAGATGGC